TCACGCCCAGCCGCCGGTCAGGAAGTGCACCGACAGCCACGCCATGAAGGCCAACAACAGGACCCGGCGTAGTTGCGTCCAGCCCGTCCGTTGGCGTTCCGGTTCACCCGGCCGCCGCCGCTGGGTGCCGAACCACGCCCACACGTGCTCCGACAGGGTGTCGCCCGGCTTGCTGTTGAATAGCGCCCATCCCTCGACTGCGACGAAGTAGACGAGCCACGCGATCCACGCCCAGGTGAAGACGCTCACTGAGCCGTCTTGTTGGGGACGCGGTAGGTGGCGACACCCACCGCCAGGCCGGCGGCGACACCGACACCGATGGCGTTGGCGAGCGTGTCCTCGGAGACGCCGCCCGCCTCAACGAGCGCGCCCACGGCCGCGGCGACACCGGCGCCCACGCCGGCGATCAGGGCCTTACGGATACGAGCAACCACGGTGTACCTCCCGGGTACGGTCGATGGGTGCAGCTGTACGAGCAGACGCCGGATGGCGTCGCTGAGGTGCCCCGCCCGTGTCCGGCAGGGCATGAGGAGACGACCCCGGCGTGGGGTGCCTGCCGTGTGGTCGGCTGCTGGGAGATGGGCCGTCAGTGGCGGTGTCAGCTGGCCGGGTGTGGGCTGGTGACGCAGCACGATCACACGTGCCGCACCTAATTTCTGTCTTGCACAAAACCGGATTCGTGTCCTACACTTATTCCATGAACGAGCCGCAGCGCCGCCCCGGACGACCCGCCACCGGACGGACCCCCAACCGATCCGTCCGCATCGGACCCGTCTGGGACCGAGCTGCCGAGATCGCCGAGCAGCGCGGCGACACCATCCGCACCGTCATCGAGCGAGCCCTGGAGGAGTACGTCATGGACGCCATCACGATCCCGCCGCTGTCCGACGGCACCCGCGCCGCCATCGCCAACCTCATCGAGTACGAGATCGAGCGCGAGTACGGCCACGACGTCGACGTGTCGGCCGCCGGCGCCCGGATGATCGCCCTCGGCGGGCTCCAACTCGACCTCCGCGACGACTACCTGGCCCGCACCGGCGGCGACGACCACCACCTCGCCGGGTACGCGGAGAGCACCCTGCGGATCCTGCTCCGCGACGGTCTCGCCGAGCGGGCCTGCCAGATCCGCAAGCTCGACCCCACCGCGGCGAAGTGCCGCAACCACTACGAGGCCGACGTGCCGCCGATCGACGGGGCGCTGCTCTGCGGCACCCACCACATCGACCAGCACCAGGCCCGCAACTGAAACTACAGGCCGTGGGAACGGATGTGGTCTTCCACCCGCTGTTCCAGCCGGTTGATGGCGTCGCGCATCGTTGACCCGCTGTTGGGGCGGAGTTCCTTCTCGATCAGCGCCAGCCGCTCCGGCACCCCCGGCACGGCCGTCCGGCCTGGCCGGGCAGGGGTGCCGTACCAGTCCTCACGGAACTCGTCGTTCTGGCGGGCGAGCTTCCGCAGCGGACGGCCGATGATGCCGGCAAGGGCGAGCGCGGAGCTGAGGACACCGATCACTACACCGGCGCCGATCCATGCCTGCATGTTCACGAGGCGAGCCGGCGGTTCAGCTCGTCGACGACCTGCCGCGCCACGGTCGGCGGGATCGCGGCGGCGATCCGCTCCGGCGTGAGACCGGCCAGGACGCCCTGGATGATGGCGGGTTCATCGACCCAGTCCCTCCCAGCTAGCGCGGAGAGGTTCGCGGCGACGGACGCCTGGAATGCCTCGTCGCGCTGCCGCCACTTCACCGGCTCGATGCCGCGCTTTCCGTCGGCCATCGTCGGCAGACCGACCCCCCATCGGGTCAGTAGCTCGTGTACCTCGGCGAGCTGCTTGGACTGCTCCGGCGTCATGTCGTCGTCCCCTAGGTAGTCGGCGAGGCTTTCACCCCGCAGGATGGACAGGACCGCCTGCGCGGCCTTCGGGTCGTTGACGTACCGGCGGCGGATCTCCATGTGGACGTGCCACTTGTGGTCGTCCGTCGCGGTCGACACGGAGCCGGTGACCCAGTCGTAGCGGCCGGGTGAGCCGTTGCCGTCCCACCCGTTGTGGGCGTTGATGTAGCGGGCCCGCGGGTCGCTGGCCCGGTTGCGCCACACCGCGCACAGGCGCCCGTGGCAGACCTTCATGTCGCCCAGGTTGAGGTTCATGTCGATCGCCGCGGCGGCGTCGCGCGGCCACGCGCCGGGCGGCGCCTTGTCGTCCGGCCGCACCACCGAGTAGTCGGACCGGTTGACTTGGTCCTCGATGCTGATGTGGTAGCCGCCCCGCTTGGCGTGTCGGGTGTCCCCGACGATGCCGGAGATGGCCGCGGATGGGTGCAGCTTCTTCCACTCCGCCGCGAGCTGGCGCAGGGTTTCCGTTGCTCTGGTGGCCACAGCGTCTCCCTATGCGTAGCGGGACAGTTCGAGGGACGACCCGGCCTTGACGATCGTGGCGGTGGCGTTGCTCGTCGCCTGCGACCATCTGAGCCGGAACGTTCCCGCCGTGCTGCCGACGATCAGCGTTCCCAGGCAGAGGACACCGGTCGGCGACGCCACCACCCCATACGCGTAGTAGGGGGTCGACGGGAACGACGTGATGTCGGCGAACGCGCCGGCGTTCATGCTGCCGATCACCGCCGTCGACGCCTGGTCGATGCCAGCAGACGACGCGGTCAGCCGGCTCCCCGCCGGCGCGTTGAACGAGAAATACAGGTCGCCGGTGTTGGCGGCGTTGGTGACGACCAGGTGCATCGTCAGCCGGTACGCGGCGTTCGCCGCAACGGACAGGAACAACTCGTTGTCGTCCTGCGGCACATTGCTCGACGCCACAGACTCGTCGGCGGTCTTCACCACCACCTTGGGTGTGGCGAACTCCGACAGGTCGTTCAGCTCCGCCGCAGTGAGCGGGTGCCCGGCCAGGAATACCATCGGGTTCTCCTCAAAGTCCGAGTACCAGCGGCTGCCACAACTTCACCGGCGTGCCGGCCGGGTGGCCCTTCTCAACCCCGTTCACCGAACGGACGACGGTGAACGTCTGCGGCGACGACGCCCCCGACACGGCGGTAACAGTCACCCGCTCACCGTTGACGTTGATGTCGAACGGCATGTGCGCCGGGTCCTGCGTCCACACCGGCCCCGACGTCGTGGCCACCTGGAGGGACGTCTCGTCGACCCGGTACACCCAGTCGAGCGTGCCGGACAGGTTCCCCTGCGGCTGCTCCTGCGGCGCCGGCGTCAGGAACAAGTTCGTCAACCCGAAGCCGCTGGTCTTGTTGTAGATCGTGAAGACCGTCGGCTCTTTCCGACGCCCATCCGGGCCGTGCAAGACGACCTTGTTGCCGATTGAGAACGCCGAGTCCTCAGACGTCGCGATCAGCACATAGTCGGTGCCGAACGTGTTGTCCGTTGACCGGCTGGCCACGCCCGCGGTCGCAGTCGTCGACCCGGCCGTGTCCAGCCTCCCCAACACCGTGTCGTCGAGGACGCCGATCATCCACGCCGACGCGGGTTCACACACCAGCCCCACGGTCCAGCGACGCGGGTACTCGAACACCTCCGTGTAGCCGACGAGGATCACGTCGACCGGGTCCGGGGTCAGCTCCGCCGGGACGTTGTCGACGGTGATCCGGTCACCGATGTCGGTGTGCAGCCACCGATCCGCCAGCGCGGCGGCACGGGTCATCGACACGGCGATGGTGTCGAAGCGGTCCCCGGCGACGGTGCCGCGGTGCACCGCCCACGCCGCCGACTGCGTCAGGTGGTCATCGTCGATGGGGTTGATGGACAGCGACCCCTCATACCGTCCCACCGCAGAGATGTGCGTGTCGTCGGTGACGCGCGCCTCCACACCGGAGGGGCGGCGGGCGGTGACATCGTTGCGGACCTGCGCGTCGTCGTCCGCCGGCTCGAACGGCTCGCCCACATGACCGGCGTCGTAGTCCAACGTCACGCGGGCGTCCTGGTTGTAGAACAGCCGGCGGGGCTTGTACGACAGGTGCCCGGAGGTCAGTTCGTACAGCACCCCACCGTCGGTGGCTTCGCCGTCGCGGAGCACCGCCACCAGTGACCCGGCGGGGCGTGGGCCCATTACCTCCGACGTCAGCGTGCCCGGCTGCGCCGCGTAGGGCACGCCCCGCTCGGCGCACACCGCGGCGATCCGCTCGTGCGCCTGCTCGCCGGTGTTCCCGAGGGCCGCCGCCGCCGAGGTGGTGGCGGGTAGCGGGGACGCGGCGGTGACCGCCAGGTGCCCGACGGCCGGCATGTCGGTGGTGGAGGCGTCGGGGTTGATGCGGATCACCGTCGGCTGCAGCGCCGACGACGACCCGCTGCTGCCCGTGCCGACCAGGGTGCCGTCGGCGTACACGTCGGCGGTGACCGTTGCACCGGACAGGGTGATGTCGGCCCGCAGGTGATGCAGTGTTCCCGGCTGCGGCACGAACCCGGTGCTGATGTTGATGACCGTGCTGCCACCCGACACCGCGGTCAGCCCGACCAGCCGGATTCCCGTGGAGGTGGTGTTGAGGTCCCAGCGTTGGATCGTGCCTGGCGTCAGCCACGACAACACCCGCACGGTCGTCGTGGGGACCGCCGAGTGGGCGATGACGCACTCCACCCGCCAGTCCGTCGCGTAGCGGGCCGGGATCCGTCCGTGGAGGAACACGCCTGTGGTGTCGACCATCGTGCCGACCCCGCCCGGTGGGGACGCGGTCCCGAACCGCACCTTCCCGGACGCGGCCAGTGGCTCCACATCCCGCCGGTACGAGCTGGCTTCGGTGGCCTGATCGCCGTCCTCGAGGGGCCAGTATCCGACCAGCCAGAACGCCCCCGGCCCCTCCGTCAGGTAGCGGTAGAGGGCGGAGCGGGTGGCTTCGCCGGCGGTGGCGATCCGCCGGAGGGTGCCGTGCGCGGTGACCGTCGCCCACCGGTTCCGGCCGGTGCTGTCCCAGCGGGGCGGCCACCGGTCCACGTAGCCGGTGAACCGCGTCGACCCGATGTACAGGTTGTCGTAGATGACGGTGAACGGCAGGACGTTCGTGTTGCCCGGCGGGAGGAGCGTCGCGATCCCCACGCTGCCCGCAGCCACCGTCGCGCCCTCGCCGGTGATCTCCCACGTATCCGGCTGGCTGGCGTCGTCCCGCCAGATCTTCGCCCGCAGCACGCCGCCGGTGGCCAGCACCCGAATCCACGTCGAGATGCCCGCGGTGTGGGTGACGGTCGAGGTGAGCGCCGCCAGCAGCGACGCCGACCCGCCGACCACGTCGATGAGTTGCAGATCGATGGCGCCGGAAGGGTGCCGGTGGACCTGCAACGCGGCGTAGTTGTTGGCGTCGACGTACCGAACGACGGCCTCGGTGCGGACGTAGGCCCCGGACGGGGCAGTCGCGACGAGCGCCACGAACGTCATGTCGACGTCAGTGACCGACAGACCTTGCAGGCGGGACCGGACCGTCGTGTTCAGCGACGCGACGGCGTGCACTCCGATCTGGTTGGTTGAGAACTGGGACGCCGTCCCGTCTGCCAGCCACACGTGGCCGGAATCGGCTGTCCCCCACCCGTTCGAGGTGGTGCGGGCGAACGTGTCGTGTGCCTGCCGTAGCCGCACCCGCAGGGGGGTGTTCTTACCCAACTGCCCGTAGTACGGGCCGATCGGGTTTCGGGGGGTGAACCGGCCGTCGGTGTTGTCCAACGTCAGTGAACACGAACTCGGCACCGTGTCGGACAGCGGTGACTGCCGGCCGCGGCTGATCTGGATCTGGCTTGTACCGGTCCGCCAGTAGCGGGTGATGTCGACCCAGTCGTAGGTGATCGGGTCCGCTGCCGGGTCGGCGCCGGGAGCGAGTTCCACAACCAGGTCGAGCGGGTCCGTGGGCCAGCTCACCAGTCCCCTCCCAGCCCCAGAACCTTCGGGTTACCTCCGGCGTCGCGGATGGCCTTCTCCAACCAGGTCAGGAACACCCGATCCAAGCCGGTCGCGCCGGCGGCGTTGATGACGATCTGCGGTGCGACCACGGTCTGACCGCCGCCCAGGTGGCCGCTGGCGCCGCCGGCCGTGCCGCGGGCGCCGTTGATCGCGGCGCGCATGGCGGCGGTCTTCTGCGCGTCGTGGACGTACCCGTCCCGGGTGGGGGTGATCAGCTCGGGGCCCTCTTCGCCGACGATGTACGGCACCCCGGCCTTGATCGGACCGCCCGACGCGCGTCCGCCGATGCCGTCGCCGATGCCGACGTTGCGTCCTTCGGACCGAGTCGTGGTGATTTTGTTGTGGACTGAGATCACAACCGACTTCGACTTGATCGCCGCGATCCGACCAGCCAACGTCGACAGGTCAATCGGTGTCTGCTTCGTCTTGACCGTGACCTCACGGTTGACGTTCGGGATGCCGAACATCTGCGTCGCCAACTCCTGCGCGCGCTTCCGCGACACACCCATCGCCTCGGCGTTGCGGATGAACGCCTGACGGCCCTTCTCGGTGACAGCCGCAGCCATGTCCTCCGACCCGGTCCGCGCCAGGATCGCGGCAGCGTGCGCCTTCGTCTCCTGCACCAACCTGGAAAGGAGGTCACGATTCTTCCGCCCGGCCTCCGTCGTCGACTCAATGCCACCCTTGGCGCGCTTCGCCGCCTCCGCAGTCTCGTCGAGAGCCCGCTCGAAAGCGGTCTCCGTGTCGAACGCGGCGAGAGTCTGATCGTGCAACTCCGCCAACTGTTCGGTGAACGACTTCACGTCGGAGGTGGCGGAGGTGGCGGCGTCACCAGCACCGAACAGCCGGTCGGCCAGATCACCGAGGCCTTCGGACATGCCGTCGCCGGACTTGCGGGCCGCCTCTTCCTCGGCGGCGAGCCTGGCTACTTCATCCGGCCGGCCCCGCAGCGCGGCGCCCAGCTTCTCCATCCACCCGTACAAGGTGACGAGCCCGTTGATGGTGTCGACGGCAACCTCAACGCCGGTTTCCAGGACTTCCCAGAAGGTGACCAGCGCCCGACCCGCGGCGGCGGAGTTGTACGACAGCTCCTCGAGGGAGTCGCCGACGAGCTCCAACCCGTCGTGGGCGATCCGACCGAATGCGCGGACGGCGGGCGCGGACCGCTCCACCGTGTCGGCGAAGTCGTCGATCAATTCGGTGGCGCCGGACAGGATGTCACCAGTGAGGGGACGCAGCATCCCCGACGCGGCGCGGGATGCCCGCTCCCAGTCGTCCTCGATGTCCCCGATGCCGCCGCGTACCTGCGCCAACGCGTCCAAGGTGGCGGGGACGAACGACTCGGCGGCCCGGGTAAGCGCGTCGGCGTACACCTCGCCGGTGAGTTTCGCCGACGCCTGCACCTGCGGGTGGCGGGCGGCGACCGCTATCCCGCCGAGGATCCCGCCCGTGCCTGCGGCGCCGACGACCGCGCCGGCGACGGTGCCGCCGATCAGCGGCCCGGCGGCGGCGACAGCGCCGATGATGCCGGCGCCGATCGCGACCTGGGCTTGGGGCGGGATGACACCGAACGCGTTCGCCAACGCTGCGCTGATCGGGCCGCCGGCGCGGGACAGGCCGGAGGCGATACCCGCGGCCAGCCTCCCGCCGAGACGGACGGCTTGGGCGTCGTCGAAGTCCGGCAACAGGTCGCGGGACTTCGTCAGCTTCCGCAGCTCGGCCTGTTGCCGACGGATGGCCTTGGTGATGTCGATGCGGTCGGCTGCGTCGTTGGTGCGGGCGAACGCCACCGCGAGGGTCTTGAGGGAGTCCTCGACGTCGGCGATTTGCCGATCGAGGTCCCGGGCGTCCTGCTCGGTGGCGTCGAGCTTGTCCCCGAACCGATCCAGCCCGTCACCGGCCCGATCCGCCATCCGGGAGACGGTTTCCTCGCCGAGGAGGCGAACGAGGATGTCACGCTTGTCCGCCATCGGTCCCCCTCAACGCTGGGTGTTGGGCCATGAGCGCATCCCGGCCGGTGGGGGCGACGGGCCGCAGGTAGGCGGCGATCTCCCGCAGGGTCATGTCCCGCACCGCCGCCGGAGTGCAGGCGACGTATTGGCGGGACAGGGCCGGACCGACCTCGTCGAGGAGTTCGGCTACGCCTCGGTCGGCGAGGGCGAGGACGTCTGATCCGGGGGGTCGACATCACTGGCTGGCGCCAGCTCCCACGAGGCGAGGGGCACCAGTGGTGCGAACTCGTCGAACGGGCGGGAGTCGCCGGCCAGGCGGCGAGAGACCCACATGGCGGCGAGGTTCCCGTCGGTGTAGTTCGCCCGCGCCCGGTTGATCATTGTGAAGATCGGCATGCCGATCGTCCGTTCGATCTCCACCAGATCCCGGGCGGGCACATGCAGGACCGCGGACTCGTCGTAGACGGTCCACCCGTCGCCGTACTCGGCGTGGTCCTCCTCGGCGAACTGGAAACGTACAGGCGGCAGGAGCCTCACGTTCTAGCCTCTCGTCAATCGGGCGGCCACCTGATCGATGACCTTGTTCATTTCGCGTTGCACGTCGACCTGTAGGCGGTCGACAGGCCGGTCCACGAACCCCTTACGGACCTTCTGCGCCACCCACGGGTTCTCCAAGGTGGTGGCCCGGTAGCGGGCGTGGTTCTTCAACTTCCGCCGCCGCCCGTACACCGGGTGGCGGAGGACACCGCGGTTCAGCGCCGGCACATCCCGGCGCTCCTTCTGGCCGTCGCCGTACACCCGCCACGTCACCCGGGCGACGTACTTGAACGCCCGGATCTCGGTGCGGAACTGCAAGCTCCGGGCGAGGGTGGGGGCGTAGCCGGACGGCATCGCCTTCGGCACCTCCGCCAACACGGCGGGCTTGAGGGGGGCGGTGGCGAGGCGGAACCCCGCCGCCATGCCCTTGCCCAAACCTTCGTTGCCGGTCTCCTTGAGGCGGGTGATGATGCCGTGGAGTTGGGTGGATCCGGTGACCCGGACCTGCATGCCCATCAGGACGTGGCGCGGGCCAACGCTCCGGCGCCCTGCCAGGTGATCGAGGTGGTGGCCAGGTCCCCGACGCCGTTGGTCAGCGGGTTCACCTGCGACACGAGCACCGACCCGGAGTACTGGGGGTTCGTCGCGCTGGCCGCCGAGGAGGTCGGTCGGACGATGACCGTGGTGGTCGTGCCGAGCAGCGGCCACAGGGTCGCGTCGACGTTGCTGGCGGCGAAGTCCTGGTTGAACTCGATGCTCACGGACCAGTCCTTGAGGCCACCGATGCGGGAGCGGAACGTGTCACCCATCGCCGTGTCGTCGAGCTGGTCGGCGGACACGTTGAGGGTGACCGACCGCACGTGGTCGGACAGGTTGGTGCCGTTGACCGACACGAACGCGTCGACGAAGGCGAACGTCGCCATGATCGCTCCTAGGGTGCGCGGTACCGCCCCGCCGGCCCGGCGCCGGAAGGGTGAACGAGAAGGTGGGGTTAGCTGCCGATGCCGACGGCGGCGGCGATCTGGAACGTGCCCGTGACCGCGGAGATCCGCAGCCGGTAGTAGTCGTCGGTGATCGCCCCGGCGACGCGGGTCGCCCACGTGCCGCCGGTGGTGGCGATCGGCCCGAACGTCGCCCGCGTCGTCGCGGACGTGAACCCCGCGTTGTCGTCAGACTCCAACACAGCGGTGATGGTGGTGCCGGCGGAGAACACGTGGAACGTGCCGTACAGGAACTGCGACGCGCCGACCGCACCCAGCTGGAACGCGGTGCCCGTCGCCCCGGTGGTCGTGACGTTGGCCTTGGCCTTCAACACCCGGCCCCGAACAAGGCCCATCTTGTTGGTGCCCTGCATGTCCACCGAGTACGGCACCGCGTCACCCACGTTGCCGAACATCTGTGTGGTGAACTTGCCGGCCTGGAACATGTAGGCCACGGACGTTTCGGTGCTGGTGGGGGCGACGGTGACGACCCGGTCGATGGTGCCGAGGTCGGGGAACGTCTGCGGGTCCGGCGCCGCGCTGGTGGCCGACGACCAGAACCCGGCGAGCTGCGCCTGCACGTCCTTCAACCCCCCGATGCGGGTGCGGTAGCCACCGGACCCGAACGTGGTCACGTCCAACTGCTCCGCGGTCGCGCCGAGGGTGATCTGGTTGAGGTCACCGGTGAAGTCGTAGCCGTGGACCCAGATCGTGGCGTCCGTGAGGGCGATGGTGGCCACTGGTCACACTCCCGAAGCGATGACGCGGACGCTGAAGACGCCGCCGTAGTAGTTGCCGAGTCCGACCGGTTCGAGGCCCCCGGGGTCAAAGCTGTCGACGACCAGATCGTTGATCAGCCCACCGAGGGTTCGATCTCCGTCTTCGAGAGCCGCGCGGACCGACAGCTCGCCGGTGGGGCTGGCGTAGCGGGCGAGCCGATGCTGGCCAACACGATCCAGCACCGCGCCAGTCAGGAGCGCGATCTGATAGACGACCACGTAATTGCCGCGCTTCATGGCGTCGCGGTAGGAGGAGATGCCTGGCACGAGGGGAAACGCGGCGGCCTTGTCCAACTGAGGGTTGTCGTTCGCGTACCCGAAGCCGCGCAGGCCGGGGATGCTGTTCAGTCGGGTGCCGAACGCTTCCATGATTGCGTCGATGCTGGCGGCCATCTCACGCCACCTTCACGGGGCTGCGCCGGTAGGGCCCGAGTAGCGATTCGACGATCGGGTTGGGGCGGGCTCGGACGGGTCCGTATTCGCCGTACCCGGCGATGCCGAACGCCATCGTGCCGAGCTTGAGTAGGTCGGTGGCCCAGATCGCGGCGGCTTGCCGCACCGGATCGGGCACGGTCGGCCACCCGAACACGCCCTCCACCTGCACCAACCCCTCCCGGCCGGTGTGGCAGGTCGGGAAGGTGTTCGCCCCCACGGCTTTGATCGCCGTGTAGGGGGTGTCCTCCGGTCGCAGCACCATGCCCCGCAGCAGCTGGTAGTCCGAGCCGCCCCACACCGTCGTGTAGCTGCCCGTACCGGTTGGGTCGGTGGACAGTGCGGTGACCTCCACGAGGTCATGCACCGAGACCCGCAGGGGGCCGGTGGCGTTGTAGGTGCGGGTCGCGGTGTGCCGGTAGAAGACGCGCTCGCAGTGGTCCTCGATCCAGCGGGACACGGCGGTGACGGCGCCGAGGATTTCGAGGTCGGAGGCGGTGTCCTCGATCCGCACCCGCGACTTCAGTTCTTCGGGGGTGCAGTACAGGGTGTTGAGGGTGGTGGGCTGGACGGTCCACGTGCCGGCGGTGACGTCGGAGGCGGCGCCCGTGCCGACCCACACGTACGACCACACACCCGGGATGGTGCAGGGGATGTCGCGGGTGTAGACGCCGGTGGTGGGGTTGGTGGCGTCGTTGTAGGTGGTCTGCTCGCCGGTGGGGTCGGTGACGACCAGCGTCACCGTGTCCGGGTCGGTTGCCATACCGTTGACGGCGAACGTGTTGGTGAGCGTGGCCAGCTCGGCGGCGTTGGCGTAGAACACTTCAGCCACGGGTCACCTCCGACGTTGACGTGGTGCGGGCGGACAGAACCGGCGTGGACCCGTAGAGGGAAGTCACGTCGGGGGTGGAGGCGGCCTTGACGGAAAGACCGACCAGCGCGGCCCGGGCCGTTCCGGAGGACGTGGAGGCGCCGGCGGCGGTCGCCGCGTGGATGGTTGCTGCAGCGACGGTCGCCGCAGCGCTGCCGGCCGTCGTCGAGCCGCCGGAGGCACCTGCAGCCAGCCGGAGTCCTGCTGCAGCGGCCCCGGCGGTGGTGGATGTGCCGGACGCGCCTGCAGCTAGCCGGACGGTGACTGCAGCTACCCCACCGGTGGTGCTCGCCCCCGTACTGGCGGCGCCCAGGCGGACGGACACCGCTGCCGCACCGCCGGAGGTTGACGCGCCCGCCGCCGTCGCGGTGTGGGTGGTGCCGCCGGTGTTGAACACCACGTCGACGAAGTAGCAGGTGCCGCCGCTGCCCTCGTTCGATGGGTACACGTTCGCCGTCGCGGAGATCGCGAACGTGCCCTGGTTCAGCGTCCCCAACCCGATGGGGTTGGAGGTGTGGGCGTCGGCTGTCAGGTTCCCGTTCGTGACCGTCGAGTCGAACAAGTTCAGGGTCGCGACGTAGCGGCCCTGGTTGTTGTGGACGACCGCCCGGTAGAGGGTGTTCGTGACCACCGACACCGGCGAGATGGGGATTTCCACCCACGCCCCACCGGACGGCGTCTCACCCAGCACCGCAGAGGCCAGCTTGGTTCCGGCGGGCGTGTTGTCGTTGGCGTCGACCCGCCACAGCTCGCCCGTGTACGTCCCACCCACCGTGGTTGTGGATCGGAAGCGAATCGCGCTGACCGTGCCGTCGACCGCGAACCGCAGGGTGGTGGCGGTGGAGATCCCGGGTGTGCCGTCGGACGCGTCCGCGATGACGGGGGTTTGGGAGGTGAACAGCGACTCGGCCACCCGGGGCCTCCGGTCAGTCGCAGGTGAGGGTCAGCGCACCTGACGCGAACTGGATGCTGTCGCCGTTCGCCGGATCCCGGGCGGTGTCCAACGTCCAGTAGGCGAGGAAATCCCCAGCGGTCCCGGTGGAGGCGGACACGAGGGCGCAGTGGGTGACGTTGCCCAGGTCGGCGGAGAACGGCCCGAACGTGATCGCACCCGAGTTCTGCGTCGACGACGGGTCGGAGGTGGGGGACGTCCACGTGACCGCCTGCCGCGCGTACCCGTTCGAGCCGGGGGTGGTCAGCTCGGTCATCGTGCCCATGGTGGTGGAGTCACCGGGGGACGCGGTGAGCAGCGCCAGGTAGGTGGTGCGGGCGGACTGGGTTGCCCGGCCGGTGACGGCGTCGAGGGCGCCGTTCGCGCCCACGGTGGAGAACTGCCCAGCCATCGTCAGGCTCCCTGCTGGTCGAAGGTGTGTTCGTCGAGGAACACACCGCCCTTGTCGTGGCACGTCTTCACCGACGTATCCACATGCACCGGCACGTCCACCGACTGCAACCGGATGCAGAACGACAAGTCTTCGGAGAACGTGCGCGGCCTGCCTCTACCGCCGGTGGGGTGGACGATCGGGTCGAACCACGCGTCGCCGTACTTCGCCCGCACGTCGTTGAGGGCCGTCCGGTGCATGAGCAGACACGCCGCCCCAGTGCCAGCGACCTGAACGACGGTGTCCCGCTTGTAGTCGGCGACAGGCCGGAACCCGACCTCCACCCCCAGGTCGAGGTATTCGTAGACGGTAGGGGTGATCGCGTAGCGTTCGGCGTGGAAGTCGCCGCGGCCGGAACGCTTGATGGCGAAGCACAACCCACCCATCACGGGGCGGTCCTGCGGGTCGGCGGAGGCGATGAGCCGGTCCACGGTGTCGGGGGCGAACCCCATGTCCGTATCGACCATCCACAGCCACTCGCCGTCGGTGTTGTCGAGGAAGTCGCGGGCGATGTCGTTGCGGCCAGCGGCGACACCCATCGTGCCCGCGACCTTGCGGAGTTCTTTGCCGCCTTCGCGGACGATCCGGCCGGGGCCGAGCATGTCGTGCATGATCATGTCCCGGTAGGAGAGGCCGAACACGGCCGACCAGTGGCCGTTGTCGCAGTAGCCGACGACCGCCGAGCCGGGGGTCACAGGGTGTCCTCCGGCCGGTAGACGGCCATCTCGCCGTCGAAGCCGAGAACCAGCACCACCACACCGGGGAGGTTTTTCCGCACCGCGTCGAGGATCCGGTCGGCGTCCTCTTCGGTCAGATCGCCTCCGGTCCGCAGCACGAGGGTGTCACCGGGACGGACCACGATCGACTCCGCGGCCTTCACCTCGAGCTCCGCGGTCACCGCGGGCGCCGGGTGGTACGCCGCTCCCCGGGGGCGCGGGTCGCCTGCTCAATCGGCGCCGAGTCACGCAGCGCCGGCTCGTCGGACATCTCGTCGTCGGTGGAGAACAGCCACGGGTACGCCCGCACCAGCGGGTCATCCGGGCCGTACAGGATGGCGGGGTTCGGGGTGACGTATCCGCCGTGTTCGGGGTGACGCACGGCGCACACCTGGTTCGGGCGCAGCTTCTTGCCGGCCATGCCGGTCCTCCTCGATCAAGCAGGGGTTGCAGGGTGAAGGTCGGGGCGGGTGCCCTGCACACCCGCCCCGACCCGCTCACTAGGCGCTGGTCTTGTCCTGGAGCAGCCGGAACGCCAGGTCGTTGACCGAGTCCGCGCCGTTGCGCCAGTGCATGTACCAGGCCCGCCGCCCGTCGGGCAGGTTGTTGGCCGTGTTGAACATGTGGGGGATGAACTCGATCGCCATCGAGCCCGGCTTGTCGACGATCACGTAGTTCGAGAAGTCGCCGAACACCACCTCGTTGTCGTTCGAGGTGGTCGTCTGGGTCGACGGGGCGTCGTCGGACTCGACCAGCGGCCGGCCCAGCAGACGGTCCGCAACGGGCTGAGTCAGGTCGGTGGTGTACGAGGCGGACAGCGCCGTACCCAGAGCCTTGATCGCCAGCGAGTACAGCGGGTTCATCACCCAGGTCGACCGGCCGCGCCACCGGACGGGCACCGACCGGTACAGGCCGTGGATGTCGACCAGACCGATCGTCGCCGCGGTGGTGGAGATGACCTCCACGTTGGTGTTCGCGTCGAGGGCGGTGAAGATGCCCGTGGGCTGCCCCGAGCCGGAGCCGGTGGCGTGGGCGGCGCCCTCGAGACGGTCCCGGGCGTCGGCGAACATCATCAGCACGTCCGAGTTGAGGCCGTTGATGTCCTCGAACGCCTCGATCGACGCCTGCACGAGGCTCTTGGCCGCGTACACGGGCACGGAGACGCGGGCGAACGGCGGAGTGTCGTCGGACACCTCGGTCAGCTCCGCGTCCCACGATGCCGTCACACCTGCCGTGGACACGCCGTTCCACACGTTCGCGCCGTCGGTCAGCGTCACCACGCGCGAGATGGCGCGGATGGCGTTGCTGCTGCCGGAGTTGGTGAGGATCAGCGTCGGGTCGAGGTGTGTGGGCACGAGGAACCCGCCGGCGGTGTTGGTGCCGACGGCCATCGCGGCGCGCTTCTCGTCGTCGGTGAGGAACGCGGCCCGGCCGGTGACGAGCTTCGAGAACGCCGACAGGTAGTCGGGGTGTGAGCGGGCGAGGATGTTCGCCGCCCACTGGGTGTCGCCGACGTGCCGGCGGACGATCTGCTCGAACTGCTTCTGCCCGTCGCCGTCGCCGATCAGGTTTTCGGCGGCGCGGAGGTTCGCGTCGACCATCTGCTGCCGGGAGATGCCGTAGCCGCCGTGGCGCAGCGCCTGGAACGGATCGGTCTTGAGGTTGACGTTCGGGGCGCCACCGCGGACGCCGTCGCCGTCCTCCTTGTGGCCCGGCTTGTCGGCCAGGCCGCGGACGAACGAGCGCCGCTCGTCGTCGCGCTTGATGCTGGCCTCGACCTCGGAACGCTCCTTCATGAGGGCGTCCCACTTGGTCTGCTGCTCCTCGGTGAACGACTGCTCACCGGCGGCCTCGTCGATGCTGCGCAGCTCCGCCTCGATCTCGGTGAGCCGCTTACGGGGATCCATCGATCCGTCTCCTACTGGACTGCGAGGAACGGGTACAGCGCTTGGCGCCGTTCCCGCGGGGACAGACCGCCCGAGTGGCTTCGCGCCGGCTCGTCGGTGTGGTTCTCTGCGGCTCCCGGCGCGGGCGGTGCGTCCACCGGCCGGTCGGGAGTGCGAAGCTTCTTGGCGCGGGCGAGCATGTCGTCCACGTGCTGCGGGTCGCGGGCGCGTAGCCGCTCGTAGTACGAGTCGGTCAGCGACCGCAGCCCGGCGGTGCTGTCGGGGTTCGCGGGCCACGTGACCGGGCCGAACTCGTACAGCCGGACCTCGGTGATGGTGCGTTCGGGGATGCCGTCGGGGTTGTGGTCGGAGCGGCCCGGCTCGTCGTTCCACTCCTCCTTGATGACGCGGAAGCGGAACGAGCTGCCGTACACGCCGGCTTCGAGGCCGGGCACGAGGTCACGGTTGTAGGAGGTGTCGAACAGCGGCACGACTCCCACCGGCGAGTCCGACTCCTCGGACAGGGACTCGATCGCGCCGAGCACCTTGTTGCCGATCTGCGGGTCGTAGCCGTGGTCGTAGAGGCAGCGGATCTGAGCCAGCCGCTCCTTGATCGTCTTGGAGAAGGCACCCCTGCGGGTGCGCTCCAAGAACCGGCCCTCCCACCACGAGTCGATCTCGTACCAGGTGTCGAACTGGGAGAACCGGACCTCCATCGTCGGCATCCCGCCGGTGGAGGTGGCACGGACACTGGCCGGCGTCGCCCGGACGATGTCGAGGTCACGCAGCGTCTCCACTGCCACCCTCCTTCGGGGTGTTCTGCCCGGAGCCGGGCGGCTGTAGCTGAACGCTGTACAAACCGGAGTGCTGGCCGACCAGCGCGGACAGGTCGTCGCCCTGAACGAACGCCACCGCCGCGTCCGGCTTGAACCCGGCGTCGATCAACTGCCGGACCGCCTGCGCCTGCCGGGTCTGGATGTCGGCGACGTCCTTCGCGTCCTCGCGCAGGAACGGGATCTGCGTCTTGTCGAACCACAGCCGGGCCCGCGGGCTCGGCGGCTTCACGACGGTTTCGAGTGCCGCGGACACGCCGACCCACAGATCCTGTTGGGTGCTGTCGGCGAAGTTCCGCCGCGCGGAGCTGTAGTTGCCGGCGTTCAGCGATGACCCGGCGAGCCCTTCGGACAGGCCGACGATGACCGCGGGCACACCGGCGGCGTTCGCTATCCGCGTCTCACCGGCACCCTGCACGACCTTGAAGTCCAGCTGCTTGAGGTCGGCGCCGATAACGGTGACGTCCGCCCCGCCGGCCAGGTACATGGTCTTGTAGGCGTTCTTCGCGCCCTGATGCGCCCCGTTCAACGACTCCATGAAAGCGTCGAACTGCTCATCCGTGACCGTCTCCTTGAACGACACCGCCAGGTTGGGAGTGGCCGCGTTCTCGAAGAACGACAGCTTGTGCTGGGTGGCAGCCTTGTCGGCGCGAATCTCCCGCACCACCGGCGTCAACCACGACATGCCCCGGTATTGGGCTTCCGGGTCGGGCGTGGGGGACCAGTGCGCGATCTCCGACGGCAGGTACACCCGCGCCTTCGCTTTACCCGCGGGACCGCCCGGCTGGTACAGGTAGCCCGCCACGTCGGACTCGACGGCTTCGGCGGGTGGAGCGGTGAGAACGATCTGCACCCAGTCCGGGCGCAACCGGCGCAACCGGTCACCCTCCCGGGCGACGTACGCGTTGCCAGCCAGATCAGCGTCCTGGATCATCCGGGCAAGGAGTTCGTTCGTGGACCCGTTCGGCCACGGCCGCTCAAGCAGCGTCAGCTCAGACGAGCCGAACAGCTTCCCCGGCTTCGCCCCGGCGAACTCGGTCCACTGGAACCGGGCCTGGGAGAACACGCGGGTGCGGGCCATCTGGCAGGCGAACACCACCCCCGACGCCTTGTACGCGTTCTGCACGTAGTCGACAAACGAGTGGTCGAGTTCTTCCTGCTTGAGGAACGGCGAGGTCGTGTACAGGTATGACCCGTCGGCGTATGCCTTCGCGATATCAGCGAGTGTGTACCGGGACTCGGTGCCGGCGCCGCGAAGGGCTCGCCACAGCTTCATGCCGCTCCTTCACGTCGATACCGAACAGCACCAGCGCGGCGAGCGCTGCCCCTGCGCCGATGAGTCCGTATGGCCCGAACAGCCACACCACGCCGGCGGTGATGAGCGCCCAGGCGACCGCGAGCACGATCAGGGCTTCTCGTTTCGTCACGCCCACACCGCCCTCGGTCGTGCCGTTTGTGGTCTGTGGACCCGTTTCGTGCAGTGGCCGAACAGGGCCAGGCTGACGGCGGCGAGGGGGGTGACGTCGACGGCCAGGTCCCGGCGGGCCCACGCCCACGACCCGCCCACGTCTCGCTTCACGGCGCCGCGGACCGCTTCGGTGAGCTCGTCTTGCCCGTGGTGCACCACGTCCCGGGCCGTGTCGTCCGCCCCGGCGATCCCGTCGTACATCAGCTGGCATCCGGTGATGACGTCAGCAACGTTCGCCCGGTGGATCTTCAACCCGGCCTTCTCGGCCTCTTCCGCCAGCGCCTTGTCGTCGATCACGATGACGGACGGCTTGTGGCGTTCGAGCTCCTTGAGGCGCGCGACGACCCAGCCGACTCCCGGCCGGTAGTCGACGCCCACCTCATCGTTCGCGGTGAGCTCGACATGCCGGCCGCCCAGCGACGACACCCCGGCGGCGCCGATCGCCGCATACGTCCGGTCCGGTGGCACGTACACGCCGAACGCCGGCCGTCCCTCAATCTCCGATCCGGGTTCCTCGGCGTCTTCCCACGCGACCTGGCCGATGACCTGCCACCCGGACACCTCATCGCCCGCGTACGGCAGCCACATCCCCAACCGCTCCGGGGCGAACCCCTCGCGCAGGGTGGACAGCTCGTCTTCGCAGAACTCTTCGCTGATGCGGATCCCGAGCCCCGGGTTCGCCTGATACCAGAGCTCCCGGTCGGCGTACTGCACCAACCGGTCCTTGATCGGCACGGTCGGGTCGATCTCTCCGAGGCCCCAGTCGAAGTAGGCGAGCCGGTCCTTGCCGGCCTCACCTTCCCGACGAATGTTGTAGATCCACGCGGCGGGGTCTTCCGGCGGTGTGCCGAGGTACCACAGCTGCGGATTCCCGCTGATCGACTTGGCGCTCATCGTGGAGAACAGCGCCTTCATCTGCAACAGGTTCAGCTCCTGCGCCTCATCGAGGATGATGCAGTCGCCGGAGAACCCTCGGCCGGAGCCACGCGAGCGGGCGATGAACTTCAACCGTTGGCCGGTGGTGAGCTCGATGCCCTGCTCGCCGGAGCCCTCCCAGTAGCGCTTCACGAGGGCGTTGAAGTCGGGGGCGTTCTGGATGAGCTCCCGAATCCGCAGGAACCCTTCCTGCGCCGTCTTGTACTCGTGAGCCGACCACAGGATGCGCCGCTCACCGAACAGGAACAGGCCGGCGAGGACGCGGGCCTCGATGAGGGCGCCTTTGCCGTTCTGCCGCGGCACGAAACACGCTACCTGTAGGGCTGACCACTTCCCGTCCGCACGCTCACCCAACGCGTGGTCGAGGACGTGCCGCTGCCACGGATCCAACACCAGACCCGCCGCCTCGGCCAGGTCGGCGACGTCGGTCCCGGAGGTGTAGGTCGAGGTCGGGTGGGCGCTAACCCGCGGTGTCTGTGCGCCTCTGCGCACGTCGAGCAGCGAGCTGGTCAAGGATGCTGCCTCCCGTCGCAGGCTTAGCGGTAGCGCCGCCGGCGCGGAGCTCGCCGGCGAGCTGCTTGAGCGCCAGCTGCTGCTGCCGGGACTCGGATAGGAGTTTGTCCACGACGACGGTGACTTGGCCGTCGTCGTCGAGCTCCAACGTCAGCCAGGCCCGGTCGCGGCCGTTTACGATCGCGTCCAGCCGGTCGAGCCGGTCGACGAGCCGGCACGCCTCTTCGAGGACGACTCGGCGGGCGCCGGTGAGGGTGTCGCCGGACTCTTCCTCCCACATCCGCCGACCACGTAGGCCGAGCCTTCGCTCGGGCGGACGTGTTACGACGGGCGTAACAGCGTCATCGCATCGTCTCGGGTCGCAGAGCGAGTGGTCGCCGGCCTTGTGGCGGCGGTGTCGGCGCTGCCGTTCTGCGTTCGTCTTGTCGGTCATGTCAACCCACCAGCGCCAGTTGCACGGTCCCGCCGGTGTTCCGCCGAACGTTGCAATCCCAGTGCGCGAGGGCCATGTTCGCTGGGGCGTTGGTGCCGCCGTCGGCGACGGGAATGAGGTGGTCGCGGCTCCCGGCGCGCTGATCCGGATACTTGAGCGCCGGGTCCACGGGGCGGCGGCAGAGATGACACCGCCACCGGTCCCGCTCGCCGAGCTCCCGGATCGACATCACCTGCGCCCCACCAGCGCGGCGCCGCAGGTTCTTCCGCTGGTTGCGCTCGGCCCGCCGCACCTCAGCGCAGTCAGGGCAGTAGGTCAGAGGCCACGTGACATCGACCTGACCGCAGCACCCGCACAGGCGGGCCGGCCGCCTCATGGTCTCGAACTTGGCGAGGCGGTTGACCGCCCCGCACTGCCGAGAGCAGGTGAGCTGCTTACGGCCCCCGTGATCGTTCGGATAGAACGTCGAGCCGCAGACCGAGCAGTCGCGCGTCTTTGCGCGCCTCGGCCCATGCCCGGCGCGCCGGCACGGACGGCACGTCCGGACACCCGCGGGAAGCGACGTCGCGCCGCCGTTCAGGGTGCGTCCGCAGACTCCGGCGCAGATCGCGAAGTAACTCATGGCCTTCTCCCGGATATGCGGAAGCCCCGAGCCGGGAGACTCGGGGCCGCCTTCCCTCGGGGATCAGCCGAGGGCGTCTTCACTGTGCGTCACGCGTAACGAGAGCCGGTCAAGATCTCTCGCACATAGAAACGCGGCATAGGAGCAGCAGGGTCGCGCTTGGTTACTCTGCGTCGCCCCCCGGCCCCCCTGCCTCCCACCCAGGGTCACCATTGGCGCGAGCTCGTTGAGCGAGTCGAGCTCGTTGCTCGTGACTGTGGTGGGTTGGGCTGGCGACGTGCCTGCGCTAGGGCCTGGCCAGCACGGCGGTTGCATGAGCGGTGGGCTAGGCCACGGTAGCTACCTCGGTCGTCGGTGTGGTCGAGGTCGAGGTGGGCTGCTTCGACGCGGTACATGGCGTTGCCGCAGCGTGCGCAGGGCTGGCCGTCGGTGAGGTTGTCGAGGGCTAGCTTGCGTGCTCTGCGGTGGGTCCAGTTGTATCCCCGCTGGTGGGTGGTGAGTCCGGCCCGGGCCATTCGATCCACCCCCCTTTGTTTAGGCGCGCCCCCGTGTTGTTGTGGGGTGGGTGGTCCCAGCCAGCCCACCCACCCCCAACGCAAGCAGCCCGGGAGCCGATGGGGCTCAACCGGGCTGCTCAGGGTATAGCTTCGCCACACCCTGTTTGGACAAATGATCAGGCCACACGGGTGTGGGTGTCAAGCTGCCGTGACGCGCCGCGTGTCGCGTCACGCTTCGCCCTGTCAATCCGCGCGGCGGCGAGGACGGGCGAGTAGTCCCGGCCCTTGATGCGGGTCGTGGCCAGGCCTTGGCGTTCCCGCCACTTGTAGATCGTCCACACGCTCACCCCGAACCGGGCGGCCAGAGCGGCGGCGGTGCCGTACTCCACACCACGAACCCAGATCACCCAGCCTCCCCGTACGGCTGCCGCGTTCCTGGCTTGTGCAGTCCCAGTCCGGCGTAGCGGTAGGCGCAGGTGCGTGCGCCGTACCAGTCGCGCCAGAACAGACCGACGCGCTTGATCGCGCGTGAGCACCCCACGCAGCGGGGCTGGTTGGCTGGTGTGGTCATGGCGCAACCGACCGGTCCGGCTCCGGAAGCCGTCGATCACGCGACTCACGCGGAATCCTCGCCACCAGCCACCGCTGATCCAGGTAGTGCGAGCCCGGCCGCTCACCGAGCGTGGAGACGTCGATGTGGTCCCAGTCGTCGGCGACCTCGTAGAAGAGGCTCGTCACGGCGTCCGCCAGCTCGGGGGCGATCGGCAGGTCGTTGAACGGGCTGCTGTGCTCGGTGAGTTTCGCGGCGATGAGGTCTCGGAGTTCCTGCTTGGCTGGTGTGGTGTTCATGGCTTCCATTCTCCCAACATCGACACGGTGTGGGCGGTGCTGACGCGGAGGTACGCGACCAGCGGCGGCAGGGAGATCACGCGTTCTCCTTCGCCTTCCACTTCGGGCAGCCCGTGACCATGTCGCCACCGAAGTCGGGCAGATCCACTCCGGCTGTGCAGTTCTGAGGCGAGTCGGGGCAGTTGCAGTACGGGTCGCCGAAGCAGCCCCCGGCGGCGGCTGGCTCGTAGTTGTCGCACGTACGGCATGCCTGGTTGTCGGGGTTGTCCCAGCACCGAGCGATGTGCTCGGCGGTTGCCGACTTCTTGGCGCGGCTGCGCGAGCAGTGCGGGCACCTGTACCGGCGGACCATCACCGGGATCGGCTGGGCCATCTCTCGTCTCCTCGGGTGCTCTGACCTGTGGTGCCGTAGCTATTGAGATAGATCCGGCGCTTCTGGTGTCCGGTTCGGGGCGGTTAGCGGCTTTCGCGGGTGGCGGGTGCCCGGTCGACGGGCGTCAGGTCAGTCACGGCTGTTCGGTCCTGTCGTCGGTGATGGCTTCCATGGCTTCGCGGCTCAGGTCGCGTTGGAGTCGTCGGCGGACCTGCCGTGGCGACAGAGACCGGTCGGGGCAGTCCGGTCCGGCCGGGCCGTGGCAGTGCGGGCACCACGACCTCGCCAGGCGTCCGGGCATCCGATCGGTCATCGCTCCCGCCAGACCTCAGGAGCAATGCCCCAGGCCCGGACGCCGTTGCCGTCGTCCTGCATATGCACGCCGACGTGGCCCGGCTCCCGGTCGCAGCGGAGCCCGAGCACGTCGTTCGTCTCCCCGCACTCGGGCAGCGGGTCCATGACGATCGGGCCCGGCGGGTACGGGCGGCGCTCTCTCCTTGGCATCTTGATCTCCTTCTTGGTTCTTGAGAACGGGGAGTTATCGCGGATCAGGGGTGGCGAGGTAGGCGGTGGTGAGCTGGGCGAGGTGGTCGCCCAGCCCGTACCGCACGGCGATGGTGGTCACGGTTGGTCCTCGGGCATCTCAACCGTGATCACCTTCAGGTGCGGGGCGTTCATCGCCAACTCGTCGAGCGGGTTGATGCGGGTGTGGTCGCCCGCCGGGAGCGGGGTCACGTCGCGGTGGGTGCCGAACCGGTCGGTCTGCTCGGCCAGCCACGCCCACACGTGCGCCTCGTCCCGGAAGTACGGCGGATCAACGTCGGCGAGGTCGGGATGCTGGCGCAGCAGTTCGGGCTTGCACTCGTCGGCGGCGCGCGGCAGCTGGTGCGTGAACAGGTTGTCACCGGTCATGTGATTGAGCAGCCGGTAGAGGGCGTCGATCCCGTCGGGGGCGACGAACCTGTCCGTGGTGACGGTGAGGATGTCGCCTAGGTGGAAGCTGGTCATCTCGATCTCTCCTTTGGTGATCGTCTTCTCTGTGGATCTCACGTTTAAATGGGAGTTATCCGGGGTTCACGGAGCGGTCCAGTAGGTCACCGGGAAAGCCCCCGGGGTGCCGGGCTCCGCGCGGTCCAGCCACCAGTCCGTGGCGCTCTCCCGCGTGTTCACCATCCAGATGTGCGACATGGAGGCGGTCAGGTCGGGACTGATGCCGAAGTGCCAGCGGTCGCCGTAGAACTCGCGGGCGTGCCGGTGCAGCGCGGCGGCCATCCGCAGCTTGCCGACGTGGCCGAGGGCGACGATGTTGCCGTACTCGCCGATGTCGGCGAGCTGGACGCCGTAGTAGGTGCCGAGCATCTCGATGTTGGGGGTCTCGCCGGTGGGCAGGTCCCAGGGGGCGGGCGCGGTGGTCGTGGTCATGGCGGGTTCCTTCGGTTAGCTGGTCTTGTCGAGGGCGGATCGGAGGTCTCGGTCGCAGAACTTGTCGGCCATCAGATGCGCGGCCGTCAGCAGCGCCTTCACCTCGTCGGCGGTGAGGGCGAGTAGCGGCTGGTGGTGGTCGGCGGGCCACCGGCCGTCGGCGGCGAGAGCGTCCAGCACGGCGCGGGCGATGGTGCCTGCCTCACCGGCGGAGACCGGCCATCCGATGGCGACGCGAACGTGAGCCGTCAGCTGGGCAACCTCGGTGTCGGTGTACGGCTTGTCGCTCACGATCGGACCTCCGACTCGGTCAGCTTCGCGGAGATCCGCAGTCCGGCAGCCATGGCCATCTGGAACGCTTCCAACGCACGCAGGTAGTTGGCGGAGGTCGACTCGGGCTTGCAGTTCTGCACGGTGTCGGCTCCGTCTCGCAGACCGCGCGCCCGCCCGGCGGCGTAGATCCGCTCCACCTCGGCGCGGATCCGGCGGCCCAGCGCGGTCACGGCGGCCTGCTCGGGCGGCATGTCGCCGAACGCTTCCATCAGCAGCGGGGTGGCCAGTTCCATGACCACGTCGGTCCGCGCGGTGTACGGCTTGTCGCTCATCTCGCCGCCCTCCCGGACACTCACGACCGGGCCCAACTGCGGAACGTGGCCAGCTTGACGACGGACCCCCGTGAGTCCTTGCCGCCCTCCAACGCCACGTAGGTGACGTCGTTGATGCGCAGCCGGCAGTCGATGCCCTGGTCGTAGTCGTTGTCGCTGCTCGGGAGTTTCCGCACCCGCCACCGCTCCGGCGCGGGGTCGAAGTCGTCGACCACGTCGTCCGCGTCGCCGAGGAACCAGCCGATCTGCTCGTCCGACGGGCTGCGGTTCTGCATGACCTTGGCCATCGCTTCGGCGAGGGCGTAGACGCGCGGGTCGTCGCGGTGGTCCATCTCGCAGTCCGACGCCTCGGGAACGATCGGCTTCACCTCGGGGAAGTTGCTGGCCATGCCAGCCCAGTTGGCGATGCAGTAGCGGCACGGACGCGCGGTCTGGTCGCTCACGGTGTCCTCCTGGTTGGTGGGGTGGGTGTGCGGGGTGGGCGGCAGGGACACGACAGCCATCACGCGGCCGTCTCTCGGGTGTGGTCGGGTTCGCCGTAGCCGGCGGCGCGCAGCAGAGCGACCGCCTCCGCGTGGTCCCAGATGTGCGCCACACCCTCCACCCGAACCGGCATCCCACACCCACACCCCTCACCAGTGCACAGGCACTCGGAGCGGCAGATCACCGTCCACAGGTGGGACGGGGCGGACGTCTGCACATACAGGGAGTTCAAGCGGCAGCGGGGGCAGTCCACGGCGCCGGGGAGGGCCCACAGGTGGGGAGTCATGCCGAGGAGGTTCCGCACCCTGCGGTCATCCGCGTCGACCCACTTCAACACCGTTGCCGCGGTCGCGGGCCGCAGCGGGGCGTCGAGGAGCCGTTGCAGGGGGTCTCCGGTGTCGGGGGCGTCGATGGTGTCGGCGAGCCACGTGAGGGTGGCGGTGATCGAGTCGTACAGCTGCACGAACCGGTTCGGCCGCGGCTGCCTGCCGGATGTGAACGCGGCGCCGGCGACGGGGTCACCGTGGCCACCCGAACCCCCACGCTGCCCGTACACCGTCGAGCGGAGGCCGTCGTTGGCGCCCTCCGCGAGTTCGGCGGCGATCTGCTCCGCTTCCTCCCGCGCACGCGCCCACAACGCCCCACGCGCCGCGTTCAGCGACCATGCGCCGGCACGGAAATGCAGCAGCAGAGGATGGGTCATGGGTTCCTCCGGGTGATTCGGTGCCACCAACGACGCGGCCGGTACTGGATCTCAAGGGAGCCGTCAGGCAGCAGCACGGGCTTACCGGTAGCGGCGGACTCCGCCAGTGCCGCCCGGATCTGCATGGGGCGGACCTCCGGGTCGTGCTGGAGGTGGTCCCGAACGCACATCACCCCGACGCCCTCGCGCACCACCAGCACACACTCGTCGTCGGCCAGATCCCAGGGGGTCGGTTCGGCCCCACGTACGACCCCGCCTGGGTGCCAGGCGTGGTCGTCTTCGTTGCGCTCGTCCTGAGTGCGAACCCGGTCAGCCACGGGTGGCCTCCTCGCTGGTGTAGCCGACCTCGTATGCGTCGGCGACGGCCTGTGGGGTGAGGGACAACAGCCGGGCGAGCACACCGGCGAGCCGGTCCCGCTCCGCCACGGCCTGGGCCCGCTGCTGCTCCGCGGTACGGATGGCCGTGGACAGCACCTCCGCCGCGTCCGAGTCCGGGGTCAGCGGCACGAGCGCCAGGTCGAAACCGACCGCGTTGGCGTACGGGCGCAGCTTGTCCAGATGCGGCGACCGGCGGCCGGTCTCCCAGTAGGAGACGGAGGATTCGTCGACGTCGGCGAGGCTGGCGATGGCGGACTGGGGGAGGTTGAGCATGAGCCGGAGTTGGCGGAGTTCGGTCAGGAGCGGGTCGGGTGCGCGGCGGTCCATCGGGTGGGTTCCTCGGTGTGGGTGAGGGCTGCTTTCGCGGCGAGGTATTCGGGGCTGGGCGGGTCGGCGCGGTGCCGGTCCCGCCACGTCGGCGGGTCACCACTGCTGCGGCAGGTGTGGGGGGTGATCGCATGCGTGCCGCCGGTGGGGGCGGGGATGAACGCCACCCACGTGTTCCGTCTCGGTGACCACAGCCAGATCAGGGGGTTCATGCAGGCGGAGCAGGCCGGCTTGTCGGGCGGGTCGGGGATTTCGGTCATGCCGCACCCCCGTCGATCACTTGGAGGTGCCGGCGGTTGGTGGCGGGGAGTCCGCAGGTGGCGCATTCACCGAAGCGGGCCGCGATGTACGGGTGGGTGTCGATCGGGTCGGGGGCGTCCGAAGGGCGCACGCCCCCCGACCCGGAACCCCCCTTTAGGGGGTTCGGGTCGGGTCGGGTCGGGGTTACGAACTTCCCCCGAACGTTCGCCGGTTGTTCGCCCGAACCATTCCGGCCTTGGCCTGCGGCTTTACGCTGCGACCGCAGATTCCGCATGCGTTCTCGTGCGGCCTTTCTTTCCGCTTCGACCTCGCTTCGTTCCGGGTTGTAGTCCGCCCAGTCGTGGAACCGGTAGCCGCCCCGCGTCCTCTTCCACAGGCCTGCGGCGACTAGCTGCTGCGCGAGCGGCGTCGAGTCGGGGAGTAGCCGCGGGAGGACGTGGTCGGGTACGAACCCGTCGGACAGGTTCGCCCCGCACCACGACCCGGCGACCACCCACAACCCGAGCGCGGCCGGCGGAGCGGCGAGCACCTTCGGGTGGGAGTGGAACGAGTCGTCCACCTTCAACCAGGTCACGCTGACTTGCTCTCCGTTCCGTCGCTACGCCCTTCGGCTTGCCGCCGGTCGTAGTCGGCCTGCGTTCCACGCCGCACGTGGTAGCCGCCCGCCTGGGCGCAGAAGTACGCCGTGCCCGGCTCCGTCAGCCGCCGCGCCGCGGATGTGGCGCCCTCAAAGGTGCGGAAGGTGGTCTTGCCGTCGTGCCGGCACCGGCCGGCGGTTCGGCCGCGGCTCACGGCCGTGTCCCGTGGTGAAGGACCCGCCGCCTCCGTGCCACCTCCACCGGCGGGGATTGGCGGCGTTCCCGTTCCATCTCGGCGACGCTGCCGAACCGCTCCCACATCAACAGCCGGTACAGGTCACTCATCGCGGACCAGCTCCCACGTCCACCCCAGAGCCACGGGCAGGGGGGTGGTGGGGTCGACCATCGCGGCGAGGACGAACAGCAACTCCCACCGGTCCTGATCCGACAGGGACAGCAGCCACGTCCGGTTCCGCTCCGGGTCGACGTCCCGCACCCGAGAGATCAGCTCGCACGCCTTGGCGATCAGGTCCCGCTGCCGCTCCTCAGTCACGGCTCCTCCACGCAGGCGTCGTGGACCAGCCCCAACACCCGACCCGTCGACCACGACCACGTCTGATCCCGGTAGATGCCCCGCCGGCAGACCTTGCAGTTCGAGACGTAGTGCGCTTCGCGGGGTGCGCCCTTGCCGAGGTTGGACAGGGCCATCGTCGGCCTCACCCGCGCCATCAGAGATGACCGCCGTTGGCGATTTCCAGCAGCACGTCGGCGTGGCAGGGCTGGTCGGGCCCGCACCAGCACGCGAGGTTCCACCCGGCAAGGTCCCGGCGGACTTCTTCGACGTTGAGCTCGTAGTTGCCCATCGGCCCGGTGTGCAGGCGGTACAGCTCAACGGCGAGGTACAGCGCCTGCGACTGGAGCTGGAAGTGGCCGTGGTCCGCAGAGTCGTTGCCGACCTCGCCGACGTACCAGCCAGTCCAGCCGCGCATGTCGCCGACCTGACCCACGAAGAAGGGGTTGCTGTACTTGCTGGGTCGTCCGACGTACTTCGTGTTCTCGGGCATCCGCCAGCCGGCGGTGCGCTTGCGCTGGATGCGCTTCGGCATCACGCCTCCTCGGGTGGGTTGTCGGAATAGCCGCCAGACGGCGACAAATAGACCCAGCGGTCCCGCTGCACCAGCACCGCCACCGTGGCCGGGTCGACACCCTGAACGACCAGCCAACCCATCGACTGCGCCACCCCCCTGTGCGACTCCACATCCCGGTGGCATCCGGGGCAGAGCAACAGCAGATTGGAGGGCAGGTTCGTGTCAGTGCGCTTCGAGCCGCCGGCGGCGCGGGGGCGGCGGTGGTGGATGTGGTGATCCACCCCCCGGCGGTCCCCGACCCCCTCCGTGCAGATCTCGCACGAGTAGCCAGCCCGCTCGTACACGGCGTCCACGACGTCCGCGCCGGGGCCGGTGGCCCGGTAGCGGCGGGCGAGGATCACCCGCTTAATCGCCTTCTTCCGCGACGGCGGGATGTTCCTACGCAGCATCCGAACCGCCCCCCTTCTTGTCGTGGCAGAGGCAGGTGCAGCCGGACGCCCGGCACTGGTGGTGCCGGCGGCCGAAACACGACGGGCCGAGCAGCCGCCGGGTGCGTGACGCGCGCACCACGGCACGGATCTCCGCCCGGTCCAGACGGGGCGGCATCGGCCGCTGCGCGTTCCCGCACACCGTGCACACCTCGCGGGCCCCGTCCCCGTCGACGTCCAGCACCACCGGGCCACCGCAGATCCCGCAGTCCGGCAGGGCAGGCATGGACAGGGCGGTCATGTGGGGTCCGATCCGGCGGGGCGGGCCGGCTCCGGCCAGTCCCCCTCCAGCGACTGCTGCCCCTCCGGCTGCTGTTCGGGCGACTCCGCGGTACGGTCATCCACCGGCGCGGCCTGGGGCTGCGACAGCTCGCGAATCTTCTCGCCGGCGGCGACGTCCAGGGCGTGAAACTGCTCCGGGGTGATGTGGCCCTTGTCCCGGGCGCCGATCGCCTTCTTGCCGACGCGGCTGATGTCGGCCCGCTGGGTCACTGCCTGCAACTCGGCCAGGACCAGTTCGTACGCCTGAACCTGCTCCGGCGACGGGTGCGGGGGGCGCTCTGCCCGCTCGTACGAGGACGCGTCCGGGTCGTGCTCCGGCTCATCCGTCGGGATGGCGAGGGCCTGCAACAGGGCGATGCGGAACGCCACGGACATGGCCTTGGCGGCGCCCTTGTCTCCGAAGTCCATCGACTCCCCGGGCACCACCACGTCCAGGTGGTCACCGGCCGGACCGTGGAACCGGTACCGCACCCGCACCGTGCATTCCCGGGACGGCTTCCCCCGGGAGGTGAGGACGTCCCGGTAGCCGACCTCCAACAGCTCCGGCGTGACGAGCACGCCGTGCTCGCGGAGGGCGGGCCCGACGGCGTTGACGACGGCGTCGATGCCCCGGAAGTTGTAGTTCTGCTCCGTGTTCCGGTCGGCTTTCTTCACCGCCTGAACGGAGCCCATGACGCGGGACAAGGCGTCGAAGATCGACGGCCTCTCGGTCACCGGGTCCGGCGGGAGGATTCGTGCGGTGATCACTTCTGGTACTCCTTGATCTGCTGCCGCAGGACGGACAGCTCCGACGCCTGCCCCTGAGCGATCAGCCGCCACCGCTCCGTCAACTGCGCCTGCGTGTGCAGCGCCTGACGGAGCGCCCGGCAGCGGGAGGCGAGGGTCCGGGCGAGGGAGTGGTAACGGTCGCGGGACTCGACGGCGTGGGTGAGGTCGGCGCGGAGACGGGCATCAGCCAAACGACGCAACATCACGCACCCGCCGGCTTGCCGTAGTCTGAGAGCAGCACCGGCAGCCCCTCGGCGGCGCATTCGGAGCATCCGGCCACGCACACCTCCACCCAGTGGGTGCGCCGGTAGCAGAGGTGGCAGAGCTGCTTGTTGTGCGACGAGCAGCAGATTCCCGCGAAGGGCTTGCAGAGGCAGCGGATGCACAGCGTGGTCTCGCCCATCACGCCACCGCCACTACGGGGAACGCCCCGGTCATGTCCCGGTCGGCGGTCTTGCACTGCTCACTCCGGGCGATCTCCCGCAGCATCCCGCCCGCGACGGCGCCCGGGTTCGTCGTACCGAACCTGCGGCGCATCAGGTCGGCGACGACCATCTCCGCGTACAGTGGCAGGCCCACGACGGTTCCGGGCGGGGCTGGGGGCAGGATGTCCAGCGGCACGGGCCGCGGCCGGCGGCGCGCCCGCTCCACCCCCGCCGTGAACGCCCGCGCATCCCCGGTGATATCGACTTCGAGGGGCCGGTAGTCGTCGACCGTGTAGGTGTCGGGCTTCCGGTCCCTGCCCGCCCACCACACCCACACGACGCCGAGGGCGATGAGGGCGAGGAACGGGGCGGCGGCCAGGATGTGGGTGATGTAGACGCTCACCGGGCCACCTCGCTCTTGGGCAGGGCGTCCACGGCGTCCATCAGGTCGGCCGTCAGCGGCCCCATCGCGGTGGCGGGCTTCGTGAACTGCGCCCGCCATTCCCTGGCGGCTTCGACGACCGGCATGAGTCGGGCGTTGTCGGCGGTCAGCCGGCCCACCTCGTTGGCGAGGTTGTCGGCCTGCGTGCGGGACTCGGTGAGGGCGGCGGACATCTGGTCGATCAGCGCGGCAATGCCGTCCGCGGGCGACTGGAAGCCGGCCCGGTTGAGGGCGGCCCAGGCGGCGGTGATCTGCGTCAGGGCGTCGTCCCGCTCGGCGCGGAGCTGCTCGACCTCGTGGCCGGGCACCAACAGGTGCGGGCCGTTGTTGCCGTACATCTCGTCGCACAGCTCGTGCCACTCGCCCGGCTCGGTTCCGCCGCTGTGGTGCTGGTCGGCGTTGAACCACCGCTGGTCGCCCCAGGCGTTGACGTCGCTGCGGAAGTAGACGGCGTAGGGCTCGCGGTTCGGGTCGTACCAGACGATGAAGGTGTTGTTGCCGGGCTCGTCGGTGAGGGCGTTCGCGCGGATGGCGTCGATGTCGTTGGTGGTCATCGGGGGTACTCCCGTTCGTGCGTGGTGGGAAGGTCATGAAGGTCAGCGAGCCATCCCGCAGGGACGGGCGGTTCCGCGTCGGGTGCGAGAGCCGCGTACGCGGTGGGGCCAGCGATGGACAGGGCGTCCAACTCGGCGCACTTCGCCCGCACCAGGTCTTCGAGAGCGGTAACCCGGTCCCGCTGGCCTCCGTACGCGCACACGGAGATCACCAGCGCGCAGAACAACAGCACCGCCAGAACGGTCAGGAAGGCGATCACGGGGTCACCCCCTGCCGGGCGAGGAGCACGGCCAGGGCGCGGACGGCCCGGTACTGCAACGCCTTCACCGCACCCAGCTCCAAGCCCATCGCCGCGGCGGTTTCCGCCACCGACAAGCCGGCGAGGAAACGCAGCCGGACGCACTCTCGCTGGTGCGGGTTCAGTTCCTCCACCGCTGCAAGCAACGTGAGGTTGATCAGGTGGTCGGCGACGGCGGTAGCGGGGTCGCCCTCGCGGGACACGTCCGGGTCGTCGGCGCCCGGCGTCTCCGCGGTCACGGTCTCGAGCCGGTACCGGCCGGACCGGTAGTGGTCGGCGAGCCGGTTCCGGGCGATCGTCACCAGCCACGCCCCGAAGTCCGTGCCCTGGAACGTCCACGTGTTGATGCGGTTCAGGGCGCGGAGGAACACGTCGCCGGTGAGGTCTTCGGCCAACTGCCGGTGCCCGCACCGCTGGTACAGGAACCGGTAGACCATGCCGTGGTAGGTGCGGTAGATGGTGGCGAAGGCTTCCCGGTCGCCGGCCTGGGCGGCGGTGACGGTGTCCTGGGCCTGGCGGGGTGCCGGGATCACCACGGTCGCGTTCACGACTGCACCTCCACGGTCACGCCGTCTTCGCCGACGTCCCACCGCAGGGGCGGGGCGTACCCGGTCAGGGCGCGGTCGGTGAGGCACGGAAGGTCGGCGTGCGGCGGCAGGACGATCGGGTCGGACATGACGTGCGCCAGCTCGATCCGGGTCTTCGTCGCCTCGCAGGCGCACGAGCAGGCGTCGCCTTCGATGCAGCCGCAGGGCTTCACCGGAACGGTCAGCGGCCACCGGAACGGGTCGAGGTCGGTCATCGATGCATCACCGCCTCGGCGACGTCGTCGATCTCGTTGTCGACCTGCAAGACGACTTCGAGGATCTGGATGACCTTCGCCCGGAACTGCTTGTCGGTGAGGTGGTACTGATCGCGCATCTCGTTGAGCGCGGCGACGTGGTGCAGCCCGCGACCGGCCGCGTGCCGCAGCGTGGCCAGCAGTTCGTTCCTGTCCATCACTGGCCTCCGGTGAGGTTGGCGAGGGACAGGTGCCGGGCCTGCAACTGGGCGTCGACGACCTGGCGGAGTTCGGCGCACACCGGGTGGCGGGAGGCTTCGGGACGCTCCAACGCGGCAGCCGCGTCGAGCACGGTCGCGTCGGTGGCGTTCTCCATGCGCTTCGTGAAGTCGGCGATGACGTGGCGGGTGCGGGCGTCGTGCCGGGTGTAGGTGGCAACCCCCGCGATCACGACACACCGCCGCCGGGCTGGACGCTGCCGCTGTAGGACGTCAGCGCGTAGTAGGCGGCCATGTCTGCCTTGGAGTGGGCGTGGACCCGCAGGCCCAGCCCGGCGAACTGGCGCTCGGCGTGGGTGTGCCCGCCGTCGGTCGTCGCTTCGACGCCGAGGATCGCGGCGGCGCGGCGGACCCGCTCCACGCCCTGCTCGTCGGTCTCGTCGCTGTATCCCCTCGGCGCTCCCGACCAGCAGCTGCGGGTACGCCGGCAGCGGCATGTCGGGGTGGGTCTCGTAGAAGTCGGCCAGGGCGCGCAGCCCGGCGATCAACTGCTCACGCGGGCCATCGGCGCGGGCAGCGGACTCGGTGCGACTGGCGAGGTAGCCGAGCGGCTCCATCGCGGACGCCTGGGGTACGGTCTCGTTGGACATCTTGGACTCCTCTTCTGTTTGGTCAGTCCGGGTGTTCGGAGCCCTCAGCCCTGGCCGGTTGGGGGCTCGCTTCGTGTCAGTGGTTCTGCGGCTTCGGCCTGGGCATCGGCCTCGGCGGCAGCGGCATCGGCGTCGGGTCCGTCGTCATCCCTGGCTCCCTCGGTTCGTGTTCGGTTGGTGGTGGGGGCCAGCCCCGGGGAAGCTGGGGCCGACCCCCGGTCCCCTGCCTGTGGTGCTCGACCCCCCGAGCGGCCAGGCAGGGAAACTCAGGTAGCCGGGACGATCACGCCCTGGCCGGCGCTGACCTTGCGGAGGATGAAGTCCACGCCCGTGGCCCTCACCCGCGTCGTGTACGTGATCTCCCGCCGGCCATCGGTGTGCTCGAAGCTCGACGCCACGACGTGGAAGTGGTGCGCGTACCGCTGGTACGGCAGGTTCTTGTCCGTGAGGACCGACAGCTGCCGCAACCGCTTGATCAGGTTGTTACGGCCGAGCCCGGTCTCGGCGTGCAGCATCTTGGCGACCTGCTCGAAGGAGTAGGTGCCGTCGGCCGACTCGAACGCGTCGTGCGCCAGGGCCTTCGGCGCCAGCTCGGCGACCTGCGCCTCAGCGCGGTCCGCCCGGTCGGCCTCCTCGATGACCATCTGCGCCAGTTCGCGGCGGGAAACCTGCGTCACCTCGTACCGTCCGGTCCGGCGCAGCGCCGGCAACACCTCGTGGGTCACCCACCGCTTGAACGCCCGTGCGCCGGCAACCTGGCTGCCGAGCACTGCGGCATACAGGCCAGCCTCGGAGATGACGGTCATCTCCTGATCGCCGGAGGGGGTACGCACTGAACGCGTACCCCTGTCCTCCGTGTCGAGCCGGCGAGTCATGTCGGAAGCCATGCGGTAACCGAGGAGTCGCGCGACGTCGGCCGCGACGAACCACGGGTCGTCGCCAACGGTGACGGTCCGCAGCGGCAGGTCGCCGTACTGGAACGTCTGGATCTCGCGGCCGGGGCCGCTGCCCGCTCCCCCACCGGGGCCGGTGCCGCCGGAGCCTCCGCCAGGGTGCGTCATGCCGCCTTCTCCTCACTGGGGAGGTTGGCGATGAACTCGGCGAGGGCGTCCGCGGGGATGAGCCGGCGTCCGTCGAGCCGGACGGTGCGGATGCGCTTCGCCTCGATGATCTGCCACAGCTTCCGGGGCGTGATGCCGAGCCGGTAGGCCGCGTCATTGACGGGGTAGAGGTCGCGGACGGGCACCATGTCCGTCACGCCTACGTTCCCGTTCTCAGGAATCATGCGGAATTCCTTCCCGTGTTCGGGAAGACTGTACCCCGAGGCGACCCCTTCCCGACACCGGGAAGACTTCGTACTTTCGGTCAGTTCTCGCTGCGGCGTTCGTGCCCTACCTTGGAAGCCATGCAGGACAGTTCAGTACTGTTCAGGGTCCAGGGGACCGAGTGCCCCCGACGGCGCCGAGATCGGGAATTCCGGCGTCCAGCCGACGGGCGTCCCGATCATGGGAATTACCGTCTGCGCATGGCCGTGTCCCACAGCTCACGCGCAGCCAAGTTCGGGCGCTTCGTCGCCCGCGTCCTCGCCGACGCCAAGGAACGCGGACTGACGATCCCCGAGATCGAACGCGCGACCAACGTCAGTAAGAGCACCTTCTACCGCTGGCGCGACGGCGACTGGACGAAGGACCCCCGCGCCAGCCAGGTCCGCGCGTTCTGCCAAGGCCTCGGCGTCCCCTACCAGCAGGCATACCGGCTGCTCGGCTGGTCCGAGAGCGGCGAGCCCCAGGCGCCCGAACCGCTGGACCTGGATCCCGACGTGAAGGAGATCGCGCGCCTACTGCGCGACCCCAACGTGCCCGAGTCGCGCAAGCGGGACATCCGCGCGTTGATCCGCTACGCCGCCCGCCGAGACGATCCGGAGAGCGGGGTCGGCTGATGGAGATCGCAGGCTGGCGCGACGTCCCGGTCACCCACGGCCCCGACGGGCTGTACCACGCCAAGGTGACGGTGGGCCGGAAGCCAAACGGCGCACTCGACCGCCGGCACCGCTCGGGCAAGACCGAGGCGGACGTCCGCCGGAAACTGCGCGAGCTGTTGAAGAAGGTCGACGCCGGCCAGAAACCGCGGGTCGGCCGCACCCCGACGGTCGAGCAGTGGTTCACCACGTGGCTAACGGACATCGCCCCGTACGGGTCGAAGGCTCTCGCCCGCCGCAGCCTCGACGACTACTGGTCCCGCTGTCACAACTGGGTCTTCCCGCACCTCGGCGGGATCCTCATCGACACGTTGGAGACCGAAGACCTCGACCGCCTGTACAAGGCGATGTACTCGACGAAGCCGCCGCGCTCCGAGGGGCACGTGTTGAAGACCCATGCGGTGATCCGCCGGGGATTGGAGATCGCACTCCGCCGCGGCCGGGTCACCCGCAACGTCGCCAAGCTGATGGACCCCCCCGGAGCGCCCGGGGTGGCTAGGGAGTCGCTGTCCCGCGACGAGTCCCGGGCCGTCCTCGAAGTCGCCCGCCGGCGGCGCAACGGCGCCCGATGGTACGTCGGATTGGCGATCGGACCCCGCCAAGGTGAAACGCTCGGACTGCGCTGGCCGGATCTCGACTTGGACAACGAAGTCGTGACCATTCAATGGCAGCTGCAACGCTTGACATGGCGGCACGGATGCGACGACCCCCACGCCTGCGGCGCCCGGCCCCGCCCCAAAAATCCAAAAGGACTACACCGGTTCGAGGCTTGCCCTAAAGAATGCAGGAGGCACAAAGGAAAGCGCGGCTGCCCGCCGCCGTGCCCCCGGGATTGTGAAGACCACGCTTCGACATGCCCGAAGAAGCAGGACGGCGGGTTGGTCATCACCCGGCCGAAGGGTTGGCGGCGCCGCCCGCATCCTCGGGTCGTTGCTCTGCCGCCCGGAGTGGCGCAATTCCTGCGGGAACATCAGGCCGCGCAGAAGGCGGAGATGCGGGAAGCGGGGAAATGGTGGAAGGCCAACGAGTTGGTGTTCTGCCACCGCGACGGACGGCCGATAGATCCGCGCGTTGACTGGGCGGAGTGGAAGGACATCCTTCGGGAGGCGGGGGTCCCGGACGCCCGGGTTCACGTCATGCGCCACTCCACGGCAACGGCGCTGCTCGACCTGGGGGTGGACATCTCCATCGTTCAGGAGACGCTGGGACACTCGGACATCCGCACGACTCGCGGCTACCAGGATGTCGGGGTGGAGTTGACTCGGCGGGCGGCGGCGGCGATGGAGAAGGGCTTGTTCGGCGGGCCGGCGGAGGCGGAGCCGAAGCGCGCCGGCCTGGCCTCTGTCACCGATCTTGTCACCGAGCGCCGCCGCCGCCGATCTTCCTGA